CTTTACGACCAAACCTCACAGACAATTCAGTTGTATTAGTTGATTGAATAATTTTTAATTTAGGATTTCTACCAACCATCCATGCAGGTAAAAGATAAGAACCAAATTCAGACTTGGTATGTCTGGGGGGCATATTAATAATTAATCTTTTAATTTTACCTTGAGCAAGTTTATCAAACTTATCTGCAATTTGTTTGTGATGTTTACCTTCAATAAAATCAGGCCAAACATGTTTTACAAAATCCATAAAGTTATTTTGTATACCAGCAGTCTTTTTCTTTTCACCATACTGATTAGCCAATAATGAAAATTGTCTTCTCACATCTGCAGGTAACTTATCGAAGTTTTTTAGTTTATCTTTATCTATCTTCATTTGAAAAAAATTTTCTAAAAAATTTTTACACTATTTTTTTAAAAAGTAAAAAAGTATTCTAAGGCTTTAAATGTATGAAAGCTGGCATAAATACAAACTATTGGGACCCCTTTTATAAAAATAAAAAAACCTTTTTGTAAAAAAATTTAAAAACCCAACTCGGGTTGGTACCTCTATCAATTCATAAAACCGGAGCGCCATACTGATCAGGTAACTCTGGCGCTGCCGGTCCGAGTTCTTAGTTGCTACCTTGCGGTCACTGCTTACGTCCAGGGAAATGCCAGGGGCAGATTTGTACGCCGTCTCTCGGTCAAATTCTCTTGATGCCTGGCGCACAACCTATGCTTGTATGCAAGGATTGCATAGGATGTGCGCTTGGCTACTAGTCTAACAGAACGTAGTATTCATCAACGAAGTTCTTTTGGAACCACGTCAAACCTTTTTGCATCGTAGTATAATCCTCGGTACGTTCTGCACCAATGATTGTATCATAGATCGCCACAGCAAATGCCGGTAGCTTTGCTGACTGGCTAAATGTTTCATCGCTGAATCTATTAAAGATTGTCATCTCTTTAGTAGGCTCTGCACCAAAGTAACATTGATCAAATGGTTTTGGTATTGAGTATGTTTTGTTTTTGTATTGTATTTGCATTTCTACCTTTCTGTTATATGGGACTATCCTATCATTATTCTACTGAGTTGTCAACCCTTTGAATAGAATATTCTGGACCCCACCTTGACTCATCATTCTTGACCTTGGCATAGCCTTGGCTCTCTCGTCTGTGTCTTATAAACTCTATCGGTCGACCTTGTTCAATGTTTTCCATATGTTCGTTCAACCATTGGTTCTTACAACCTTGACTACAAAAATAAGCGTCGCTTCTAATTGGAGTCCAACCATATCTATTTGGTTCTTGGTTTATTGTTGAGTATGCATAACGACCTCTAACCACACCTCTTGATTTTAGAAATCTATCTGTTGTAACTTGTTCATGGCACGTTGGTCCTTGGCAAAAATGTTTATTACTCATGCTACTACCACCAATCCCATAATTAAACCAAAGAAACCAACGCAACAATAAAATTCAAAGCTTGTCATTTTTATAACCTCACTTTCCAACTGCCTTTGGCAGTTCTATAACCTTGTGCGTCATCATCAAAATATGTCATTAAATTTGCACCAACTTTTGAAGTCCAATATCTAGACTTGTCTGTCCATGTTCCATTTCTTGTGATGTGTTTCTTATCCTTGTTAGAATAGTATGTGATTTTAAATTTAGTGTTTTCTTGCATTTCTACCTTTCTGTTATATATGGGAGTATATATTAATACTCCCATATTGTCAACCCTTAATTTATACTTTCTTCATATTGTTTTCTAGCCAATATCTTCGCCTCTCTTGATTGATTTTTATTCTTCATACCTTTAATCATACTAGCCAAGTTAGTAGGATTATAGATAGTCAAACCTGTTGAGTTAGTTCTAATTAACTCTGCCTCATCAACTTGTATTCCAAGTTCAGTTGCAAGTTCAATACCCTCTGAAAGATATCTATAAGCTTTCAATCCAATCTTTAACTGATCGCATTGTTTCATAATTGTATCAATCCATTTTTGATGATTAACAACTAGATTACCTTTTGCAATTCTCCACCTTTCAAACATTGAATACTCATCTTGGGTACATGCGATTGCTCTTGATCTGCAATAAGATGTTCCAATAACATCAAGATAGTATTGGTCATCAAATGTTTTAGTCATTCCTGTATGATCGCCACCATTATAATTACCACCAACTTTGCCAAGTGCTTTCATACACGCGTCAACATGTTTTGTTTTGTGTGGGTTGTCTTTGTTTTCATTTTGTTGAGCATAGATATCTGGGTTGCAATCCATAGCTTTTAAATCTTCTCTAAAATATGCAACTGCAAACTTTTTACCTTCCTCATGGTCATACTCACTACCATTTAGATTACCAAACAAACCAAAATCAAAGTGTGATTTTGTTTCTGTTGGTTCGCCCTCATCATCAACACCCTCATTGTGTGCAAAGTAAAAGCATTTATCTTTTGCAACAACATCACATGGACTTCCATATTTCTTTTTGAAAGTTCTTAATACTGCAACATCTTCTGGTGGATATGCTCTTTGAACAACTCGCTTTGCAAGATTATGTGCAACACTATATTCAAGATCAACATTTTCCCTTGCTTGAAGAAATGCCTCTTTCTCTTGTGTGTCCTCATTCTCAAAGACATTTTTTATTTTATTAAAGAGTTTATTTCTTAACTCTGTATTCATTCTTATTTTTTGCATTTTTGCCTTTCGTGTTTTGTTAAACATACTCCTAATATATCCTATATTATACATCTTGTCAAATTGTTTTTTTGAGTGTGCTTTGAATATTATATCCCCGACCTCCCACCCCTATTATATAGGATAATTTAGGATTGTCAAGAAAATAAAAAATATTTATTTTTGTATGTGCCTTATTGTTGCCTTATTTATCCTATATACTCCTAATATGTTTAATCTAACAAAACGAGGCAAAATGGAAAACACAAATCTAGAAATGATTAAAGGGTTAACTGAGGGTAGTACTAGTTTATTAGAATTAGTAAAAATGCAAAAAGAGTATGTTGACCTATTAGAAAAAAGAATTGAAATCTTAGAAAACTTTGTTTTCAAAGATGTAAGAAAAGATTAGAGAATGGTGCCTCATTTGGATATTTATCGCACCTTAAAAACTATAAATATTCTGGGGACTTGCACCTACAAAAGCAAGTAGGATTAGAGTGGTGATGTCTAAACCACCACTCCTGATCCCTGGTTACTATTGCGTTGGTGTAAATATGCATGCTAAAGTACATGACGCCATTAAGGGAGTCCCTAAAATAGTAACCTGGGATCAGTCATTGTTGACTGTGAGAATAAACACTAGAACACGGGTTGACGCTTCGGAGGTGGCCTCTTCTCAGACGGTTGAAAATTAAAGCGACCGACCCCGCGTAGCATAGTGACTGATCATACAACCTGAGGTTGTATGTAGTTTGTTTGTTTTGGGTCAAGGCTCAAGCTTCAAGCAGCAAGCCACAAGCAGCTTGACAATATAAAGTTTATAGTGTATAGGATAATAAAGGAGTAAATTATGAAAGTTAAAGAAGCATTAAAAATTACAGACTCATTCACAAAGACCTCTAAGATGCCTGGCCTATCTTACAGCCTGCCAGCGTGGGCATGTCAAACTGGTTCAAAGCTTAGACTGGTTAAGACTTCACCGTGTTATGGCTGTTATGCATTAAAAGGAAATTATACAAGATACCCTGCAATCAGGGAGGCGCAATATAGAAGGCTGGACGCTATCAACCATCCGCAATGGGTTGAGGCAATGGCAACCAAAATTAAAAACCAAAAATGGTTTAGATGGCATGACGCCGGCGACCTTCAATCAAAAGAGCATATGCAAAAAATTATAGAGATCTGCAAACTTACACCGGATACCAAACACTGGTTGCCCACACAAGAACGTCAGTATCTGCCAGCACCTGAAGAGGTCCCTGAAAATTTAATTATAAGACTTTCAGCTGCTAAGGTAGACGGGACCGCTGGCAACGCCTGGACGCACTCATCAACTGTGGTGACTGATGGCAGCCCCAGCTGCCCGGCTCCTAAGCAGGGCGGTCAGTGTTTAGACTGTCGAGCATGCTGGAATAAAGATATAAAAAATGTTAGTTATGGCAAACACTAAAAAAATTAAAAGAGGAGACTTGCTGCCGTGGTTCCTGGAGGATCACTCGAAGCTGCCGGCCTGGTACTTAAAAGACTGTGAAGAGTTTTTTAAATGGTTAAAGCTGGATCACAAGCAAAGACAAAAATTAAATTAATGACACACGAATTTAAACATCCAAAATATTATAAAGAATTACGAGACGCGGGAAACGAGTTAGCGAAGCGCAACGCTGTTAAAGAAGACCTGACATGTTCAGGCAGCTCACCCGCACGTAATAAATCGGATCAGGCCATTAGCAAAAGACAGCCGACGGGTGAGTCAGAGCGTGCGTCCTGGTCCGGGCCTCAAGCGACAAGCAACAAGCAACAAGCTGGTGAGGCTCAAGCCTCAAGCTACAAACGCTCAAGCCACAAGTAACAAGCCTCAAGCCCCTGGGCGCAAGGCTCAAGCTTCAAGCCACAAGCGTCAAGCTCCATGATACTTTTACCCTCATAAAGTTTTACAAGGTTAAGGGAGACTGCCTTGGCTAAGATAAAACTGTTGTTTGGATGTTTCATATGAAACGCAAATTGATGGGGTGAGAAGCGTACCTTGTTTGTCTTTGTAGCTTTTAACTCCAATGTAAAAAAGTGCCCACGAGAATTATAACCCAATAGATCGGGAGTACCAAAAGAGCCAGTGTTTTCAATCCTAGTCCACGATATTTTAGGTGTAAATGCTTTAAGTTCATGCCATAGTTTCCGTTCAGGTTTGACTGACATTTTTAATACTACAGCTTCTTAATGACTTTGCCCATTTTCCAAGTTTCAGGAGTAATTGTAAATACCAATCGATGAGATTCTCTTACTCCTACTAATTTATTTTGCAAGAGTTTTACACCATCAATGTCATAAAATTCTCCATTAGGTAACACAACTTGCACTCTAGCCTCTTGAGCAGCGGGTGATGCAGTAAATTTATCTACAATCTGCTTTAATAACTTTCCAGTAAACATGGGTTGATTTATAGTTTAAGTTGTATTAAATATCAAGTATGAAAAAAGAAAAATGGGATGGCAGGTCAAGACCAACAAACAGTAAATACAAAGAAGAATGGAACAGGATATTCAATGGGAGTACCAAAGAAACTAACAGAGAAACAAATGAAGTTCGCTCACGAGATAGTGACGAACGAAGGCAGGAAGACAGCAACTGAGTGTGCTGTTGATGCAGGGTTTGAATCAGAGTTTGCTAGACAGTATGCAAGTAAACTTCAGAATCCAAAATTATATCCGTTAGTTGTAAAATATATAGGTGAGCTAAGAGAAGAGTGGCAGAAAAAATATGAAGTCACTTACGATAGACATATATCAGAATTAGGTAAGATAAGACAGCAGGCTCTTAACAAAGGAGCGTGGTCAGCTGCAGTTAACGCTGAAGTAGCGAGAGGGAAAGCGGCTGGTCTATATATTGAGCAGAAGATAATACGTACTGGAAAATTAGAAGACCTAACAACAGAAGAACTAGAGAAAAGGATGAAACAAATAATTGATGACTACTCACCAATCCTAGAAGACGTGCCATTTGAAGAAATAAAAGAAAAATTAAATAAAAGTAAAGACCCACAAACCAGTGGCCATCAACAAGAAACATCTAATGAATCTTCGTTATCTTCTTCACGCAAGAAGAAGGAAAAACAGAACGTTCACTAAAATGTATTGAGCCATCATCATCAATATCATAGCCAGCAAAAATTCTTACAGTCTCTTTGTCTTTACTAAATAGCCAGCCTTCACTTACAGGTGTAGCAAGTTTCATATTTTTAAATTCACGTTCAGAACCCCAGCCACCTTCAGTAATGATATCAATCCAGTCGATACGTACACGTTTGTATGGAAACTTAACCTGCTGCTTCACAGTCTTAGGTTTAGTGTAAGTATTAATGCTTCTAGATTTCTTTGCCATGTCTAAACCATAGAGTTTTTATTTTGAAAAACAAGTTTTTTAAAATAAGGAAAAAGGTTTCTTCGCGCAGGGAATTTGTAACACCTTGAAACACATTGTAACAGCATTGTAACAGCACTTTATTTAATAATATCAACAGTTTAAAGCCATTGTCACATTGTAACACCATCTCTACGCTGAAAAAAATATTTAATATCATTTTCAAATTTAAACTACTAAGGGTCCCTTGGTCCCTGATGCCTGGTTCTTGTAATATAGGTCAACTCTTCTTAACCATTCGAACATAAACCCTTGAAA